TCCTTGATACCCACACCCAAAAACCCTCATACAAATATTTTTGGCATAGGGGGTGTAAAAAATTATAAAAAATTATAAAATGAAAAAGATAACAATACATAAAATTAAAGCATTATTAGAATCACTTGGCACTGATGAAAGCACCCAAGAGTTAGTATTAAATAACATAAGTCAGTATAATGCCATTGTTTCAGAGATTCAAAAGGGTGAACACGTCAATCAGTACTTGGCATATCAATTAAATGTGGCTATTGGAAAACAAATTGATTTATGCAAGAAAAATAAACCTGTTGATACAGGTGAAGGAGTTAAAGAAAGTCAGAAGGCTTTTGAAGAAAGATTAAAGAAACCAAATGTTAACTAATTTAGAAATTGCTGTTAAATATTGTAATGATGTACTTAATGATACAATACCAAATTGTGACTTGATCAAGAAACAAGCAGCAATATTTTTGGAGTTAATAAAACCTGATGAAGACAATCTATATTATTACAACCCAACACCAGTTGATGAGAGAGTAAATTTCATTCAAAGTTTCTATTTAACAGAAACTGAATATGAAAACCAGTTTTTAACTATACTTCAACCATTTCAGATATTTTGGTTAGCTGGTGTATTTGGTATTTATAATAAAAAAAACAACACAAGAAAGCATAGAGTTGTTTATTGTGAAATTGGTAGGGGTAATGCAAAAACACAAATTTTATGTTTATTAGATTTATTTGATTTGACCTTTGGTAATGATGCACAGGTAATTTATGCAGGTAACACTAATAAAAACACAATGGAAAATGGGTTTGCTAAGATAGTGAAACTTATTGATCAGATTGACCCAAAAGGTATTAAGAACAAAAGAAAATATTTTAAAGTACTTTATAATAAAATCATTTATAAAAATAATAGGTTAATAACTTCTTCAAATGAGTCAGAAGCTATAGACGGATTGTCAGGGTCATTGATGTGTGCAGATGAAGTGCATTTATTTAACAGACCAAATGTGCTTCAAGCAATGAAAAGTAGTATGGTTAAACGACCAAATTCAATTTTGTTTTTGATAACTACAGCCGGGGCAGACATTAATTCTGAATGTTATAGAATGAGAGACTATTCAATTAATGTACTTAATGGTTTTTATAATGACCCTTCTTTATTCACTTTAATTTATACAGTTAATCCTGATCAGATAAAAGATATTGGTACAAGTGAAAATCCTGCTGATGATTTGAAATTTATTCAAATGGCAAATCCAAATCTTGGTATAAGTGTTGAAACTGATGTAATACAAAATGAATTACTCAAAAGTAAACAAAATCCAATTGAGAAAGCAAGCATATACCAGAAGCATTTAAACATCTGGTTAAAGAACAATAATGAAAAGCCATACATTGAAGAAAAATATGTTGATGCAGCAATGCAAAAGATTAGTATGGATGACCCAATGTTTAATGGTCTTGAATGTTATTGTGGTGTTGACTTGGCTGAAAACAGGGATATTAGTGCTGTGGTTTATATGTTTATTATTGAAAATAAATATTATTTCTTTCCAGAATATTATTTATGTGAAGACAATAATAATAGTAGTATAACTAAAGACTACCTCAAACAAGCTGCACAATTCGGACATATTAATTTAACTGCTGGCAATGTCACAGACTATGACAGAATATTATCTGATATTCTGAAGGTATATGAAAAGCACGAAATATTAGAATTGTTTATTGATAAATTCAATGCAATACAGTTTGCAATTAATGTACAAGAAGCTGGTATTAAAGTTACCAAGTACAGTCAACTTGGTGGTAGCACCAATTTACCTTTAAAAGAATTAGAAAGATTAATGTTAAATAGTAATGTTGTACTTCAAAAAAACACAATAACCAAGTGGATGTTTGAAAATGCAATCATTGGTACTGATAAAATGGGTAATTATTTTATTAAAAAGAGCAATAAAAATTACAAAGTTGATGGTATTAGTGCAATGATTGATGCACTTGGTGGTTATCTTAATACACCACATTCAGGTTTTAATGTCTGGTAAATATAATATTATCAGCACTATCCACTAATTTCTCTTAATTTCTTTTAATTTAATTAAATCTCGAAATAATTGTATTTATACTAAATACAACTTATGTCAAAATTCACAGATTTTTTTAATATAAATCCTAAACCTGTAGAAGCACCAATAGAAAAGAGAGATTCACTTGGTGCACAATATGGCAGTGTAAGTTTTGGTAACATTACTTCATATACTACAAGCAAAAGTTTAAAATTATCAACTGTTTATAGATCAGTTAATATTATATCTGATAGTATTTCTATAATGAAGATAAACAATTACTTGATCAAAGGTAAATGGAAACAAAAACAAAACAACAAACTATATGAATTACTAAACATACAGCCAAATTCATATATGAGTGCTTTTACAATGAAAAAGCAATTGGTGCAAAATTTATTAATGAATGGCAATGCTTTTATACTTATTAAAAGAGATAGTAATGATGAAGTAAATGAATTAGTATTATTAGAGCCAAGTACAGTACAGGTTGTTGTTTTTGATGGTGATATATATTATAATGTTATTTCAGTTGGTTATTACAACTTACCATTAGTAACACCTAAAGTATATGACAAGTCAGACATTATTCATATTATGAATTTTTCAACAAACAATTTTATTGGTATCAGTACTTTAAGTTATGCAGACTTGGTATTATCAACTGCATATAGTGAAGAACAGCAAGCCAATAATTATTTCAGTTCAAATAATATTTTAACAGGTATATTAAGACCAGTTGCAGGAAGTAATTTAACAGCACCAAAAGCAAAAGAAGCTAAAGCAGCATTTCTTGCTAATTTAAGTGGTGATACTAATACTGCTGGTGCAAGTTTAATTGTATTAAATTCTGGCTTAGAATATCAAAGTATTCAGACTTCAGCCAAAGAAAGTATGTTGATTGAAAGTCGTGAGTATTCAGGTTTGCAAGTGGCACAATTCTTTGGAGTACCACCAAATAAATTATTTCTTGATAAGAGAAACATTGCAAGTAATAATGAAGCACAACAGATTGAATTCTTGAATAGTACACTATTACCTTTAGTTGAAAAGATTGAAGCTGAAATGTATAGAAAACTTGTATTACAACCTGATTATAATACAGTTGAATTAAAAGCAGATGTAACTAATCTTTTGAGATTACAAGCAAGTGAACAAGCAGATGTATTTCAAAAGTATTTTGAAATGGGTGCAATAACAACCAATGAAATAAGATTAAAGACAGACTGTGATTATCCAGTTGTTGGTGGTAATGAACCTTATATAAGTACAAACTTACAAAAACTTAGTAATCCTGTTGTACAGGGTACTAATACAACAAGTGGTGACACTTCACAAATTAAAACTAATGGTCAACAATTTGTTGACAATAAACTTAAATAATATGAATACAATGGAAAACTTAAATAATAATCTTGAATTAAGATATGCAACAGAATTAAGATATGATACTAATAATGGTTTGGTATATGGTACTGCAATTGTGTTTAACTCTGAAAGTAATCCAATTCGTACTAAGTCTGAACCATTTATTGAAATAATAAAACCTTCAGCAGCAACACAAGATTTTCTTGAAACCCAAGAAATTTTTATGAGATATAATCATCAACCTGATATAGTACTTGCAAGATATAGTCCAACTGCACAAAGAAATTCATTATCATTTAATGTTGATAGCAGGGGTGTACATTTCAGTTTCAAACCAAAGAAAGCACATCAGGACATTATTGAGAGTGTTGCAGCAGGTGATTTAAGATGCAGTTTTGCTTTCCGTGCAGCAGATAATGGTGATACAATTGAAAGAAGAAGTAATGGTACACTACTTCGTACAGTGACCAAAATGGATATTGTTCAAGATTTTAGTTTTGTTATAAATCCAGCATATAATGAAACTTCTTGTACGGTTAGAAGTATAGATGAATTCAGACAAGCAGAAGAACTTAATGCACAGGCAATAGTTATTGAAACAAAAAAAAGTGCTGAAGAAATTGAATTAGAAGAAAAAAGGTTTAATGAGTATTATAAAAAGTTAAAGAAAGAATATTTACCTAAACTTTAATAAAATTTTCAAATTATTGTATTTATAATAAAATAAGCAAATATTTTAAATAAAATACAATATGACAAAACTTGAAATTCGTAATCAGATACGTAAAAATGAACTCGAAATAGCTGGTGTTATGGACACAGTTAAAGTTGAAAAGCGTGAAGCAACTGAAGTTGAAGCACAAACTTTAAAAAATCTTAAAGAAGATAATACAGATTTACAGAAACAACTTGCAGAACTTGATAAACAAGAAGTTCGTGGCTTTTTAGTAATTAAAGAAGCTAAGAAACCTTTTAGTTTGTTAAGAGCAATTAATAATGCAGTTGAAGGTCGTAGCCAAGATGACAGTATTATGGATGTTCTTGAAGAAGGTAAAAGTGAATTCGTAAAAGGTGGCATAAGCTATCGTGGTTTAACATTACCAACAAATCATTTGGAACAGCGTACTATGTTAGCAGGTACAGCAGGTTCTGGTGCTGAAATAGTAGGTACTGATATTCTTGCATTGTTACCTTTCCTTAGAGCAAATTTAGTACTTGCAAAAGCAGGTTCAACAATTCTTAGTGGTTTGGTTGGCAACATACAAGTTCCAATTCTTGGTACTGGTAGTACAGCAACTTGGAAAGCAGAAAATGCAGCAGCAACAGCAGCAGGTCAAGGTTTTTCAGACATTACATTGTCACCTAAAAAAATCACAGCTTATTATGATGTATCTCGTACTTTCCTACAACAAGATTCTGTTCAGGCAGAAGCAATGTTACAAAAAGACCTTTTGGCATCTGTTCTTGATTTGTTAGAGTCAACTGTACTTGGTACAGCAAATATCAGTTCAACTCAGCCAGCAGGTTTATTTTACACACCTACTTATGCATTCACAGGTACAAGTACCTTTGCAGGTATTATATCAATGGAAACAGCAGTAACAGCAGCAAATGCATTGAAAAATGGTGCAACTTACTTATTTCACCCATCAACAATTGGTGTATTGAAAGGCACACAAAAAGCAACATATTCAAGTGCATTTATTGCAGAAAATAGTTTAGTTAATGGTTATCCTTATTACACAACCACTAATTTACCAACAGTATTGAGCACTAAGAAAGCAGCAATATTTGGTGATTTTAGTAATCTTTTGATTGGACAGTGGGGTGGACTTGACCTTTTAATTGACCCTTATTCACAGTCACTTTATGGTTATGTAAGAGTGGTAGTTAACTTCAATGTTGACGCAAAAGCAAGACGTGGTACTGTAGGTTTTGGTAAAGCAGCACTTTCATAAGATTTTTTCTTGTCGTAAATATAGTTTTAAAAATCCCTGTAATTAATTATTGCAGGGATTTTTTGTATTTATAAGTAGAATAATAAATAGAATTAATAAATAATTATTATGTGGATAAATATTACAGGTCTTAAAAGACAATTACATATAGAACTTGACAATACTGATGATGATATAATATTACAGTCATATTGTGATGCAGCAGAAAAAAGTGCTTTAAATTATTGTGATGTAAAAGCCAAATATAATGGTACAAGACCAATACTATCAGGTACAACATTTAATATTAGTTATATATACTCAGGTTACACAGGTAATGTTACTGATGTTGATGAACCAATAGTAAATGCTACATATTTAATAGCTGCAAATGCTTATGTAAACAGACAACCAATTAGTTTTAGTCAGGGTGTTGAAATACCATATACTTTAAAATGGTTGCTTGACCCATATAGAAACTTCTTTATAGTTTAAATAATAAATTTAAAAATATGACACAGATAGTAGGCAATATGCGCTGGAAAATAACCATTTCAAGGTTATCAGAAACAAAAGATCAGTATGGTGCAACCAAACAGACTTATACTCCTGTTTATACTAAATTAAGTGCTGAATTGGTCAAACAAGCAGGTACTTTAACTTCAAATAATTTTTTATTATATAATACAAATGTGTTGGTTTTCAAAATTTGGTACAGGGATGTTTTGAATACAGATATAGTAAGTTTTAATAATCAAGATTATAAAATAGTTGATATGAATGAAATAGGATATCACGAAGGTCTTCAACTGACAGTATCATTAAAAATAATGTAATTATGGCAACAAATTTTACTGGTATAGGTATTGAATTAACTGGTGATGTTGAATTGGGCAAACTCTTTGATGAATTACAACCCAAGTATCAATCACAGGTTATCAATGCAGGTTACAGAAAAGCTGGTAAAATAATTCTTGATGAAATTAAAAAGAATTTCAGTGAGAGGTTTAATACTGGTGGTAAGTGGAATCTATTAAAATATTTTGTGGTTAGATCAATGAGAACAAAAGTAGGTGTTAGAATTGGTGCACTTGAAGCTACTGGCAAAGATAATAAAGCATATATAACAAGAATTTTGGAGGTAGGTAGTTATAAGGCAGGTAATAGAGGCTATAAAACAAGACAGAATCACGTATTTCATTCAACAGGTGTTTTAAAAGCAAGTAATTTCTTTAGTGATGCTGTAATGGCTACCAAAGATCAAGCAATGGAAAGTGTTAATCAATCTATTGTGGATGCTATGAATAAATGTGTGGCAAAATGGTCAAGAAAATAAAATGTGTCCAACTTTAACTTTTTATAAAAAATCAAAAAATTTTTCTCCAAAAAATCATAACAACTTGGAGATTCATAAGATATACAATAGTCGTCCGTGGAAAAAATTAAGATTATTTTATCTGATGAATCATCCTTTATGTAAAAAATGTTTAGAAGTTGGGTTAATAGTGGTGGGTGTTGAAGTAGATCATATTAAAGAAATAAGTTCAGGTATTAATATTGATGAAAAATTGGCTTTAGCACTTGATGAAAACAATTTACAAACATTGTGTTTGGCTTGTCACCATAAAAAGCATAATAATAAAAAACAATAAAAATTGTATTTATAATAAAATAAAATACTATGATAAATCTCAATTCAGCTATCTATACTTTAATAAGAGAATGTACATCTGGTTTAACAGGTACAACAGCAGTAAACACAAATATTTTTCCAGTAGAAATACCTAAAGGTACAATTAAACCACCTGTAATTGTATTTGAAAGATCAAGTGTACCACAACATACTAAGGATGGTACAAATTTTCACGAAACAACACTTGTTATGTACATTTTAACTGATAGTTATGCAGATGGTATTGTAATTGGTAATTCTATTGAAAATTATATGGATTTTAAAAACTTTATAGTTGGTAGTATCAACATTCACGACTGCCGACTTAATCTGATTGAAGAAAATGTAAGTGAAGTAAAAAACACACAAGATTTGGTGTTCTGCCAGAGATTAGAATTTTCTTTAAAGGATTTTTAATAAAATTTTCTAAATATTGTATTTATAATAAATAACAAGTAATTTTTAATATATAATTAATATGAGTCAAATTTCAAAAATCACATACGGGGGGGACCTAATGTTGTTCATTGCATCAGGTGTAACTACAGTTCAACCTTTAGCATTTGCAACAAGTGCAAAATTAGATATAACTCTTAAAACAAGGGATGTTGGGTCGAAAGATTCTGGATATTGGGATGAAAAAGCACCTGCAAAATTTGGTTTTACAGTAGGTAGTGACAATCTTATGGCAATGTCTGGTACAACTGGTACTACTCAAACTTTTGCTAAACTCTATACAATGTTTATTTCAAGAACACCTGTTAATATGGCATTTGCTGCAAAAGCTGGTAGCACACCTTCTTGGACAGCAAGTTCAACAAACAAATTTACTGGTAGTGTTTTAATCACAGCACTTAATATAACTGCTGGTGATAATGCTAATGCTACTTATACAATGGCTGGTGAAGGTACAGGTATATTAAGTTTTGCTTAATAAGTCTTTTTTTCTTCTTCTAATATAAATTTTGTGTTGTTTAAAGGCAGGTTCATACTTGCCTTTATTTTTTTATAGAATTTTTGTATTTATTTATAAAATACACAATATGGAAAATATCTTAAAAGACTTTAGATTTAAACTTAAAGAAAAAGTACCAACAAAGATAACTAATACTGAAGTTATAAGTGGTCAAACAATTACAACAATTACAAGTGGTACAACAACAATTATAAATGAATATAACGTTGGTTGGTCATTCAGAGCCAGTTTGAAATATGAGGAAATATTTAAAAAATGGTATGTTGATGATAAAACAGTAAACACTGAAATGCAAATGTTATACTGTATTTTATTGTCATTTAATAAAAATAAATTCAATTATACTTTTGATGAATTTGTTGATATACTTGATGATAATGTTGATTCAATAATAGAATATTTAAATTATTTAAAGTCAATACCAACTACTTTAGACACCGACACTGATAAAAAAAAAGAGAACCAGTAAATTATAAAAGAATTTATGGGATTATAGTTGGTTCTTGTGGTGTTGATGCTAATTACTTTCTTGATGAAATGTCAGTTTTTGAAGCTGATGCATTATTAACACAACATTATAATGATTATAAAGATCAATGGGAAAAGACCAGATTGATCTGTTATTATAGTGCTGCACCACACATAAAGATTAAAATGTCTGATATTGTCAACTTCACTTGGGATAAAGAAGAAATTGAAGAAATATCACCACAAGAAGTTGAAAAAAGAAAATCAGATTTATTAAGTTTTGTTCAGGATAAAGGTAAAGTCTTAAAAGAATTCAATCCTTTACAATCTTAACAATAAATTGTATTTATAATAAATAATATAATATAATATTTAATATATATTTTTAATGGCAAAGATGGATTTGATTACCACAATGGTACTTGAAAATAGTGAATTCACACAAGGAATTGATCAAGTAAAACAAAAAACTAAAGAATTAACTGACAATATAAAAGGTTCAAATGATGTTCTTGGTAGTTTAGGTGGTGCTATGGGTGGTATTGCTGGTGAAATGGGCACAGCAGTTAGTTCACTTGCAGGTGCAGCAACAGGCATTGGTTTAGTTGTGGCAGCAGTTGGTTTATTGGTAAAAGCATTTAAAACAGCAAAAGAAAATGCAGATTTATACTTGGCATCAGTTGATAAAACAAAACAAGGTGAAGGTATTTTTACACAGCAAGCAGATGATATTATAAAGAAAAACATCAAAAGAGAAGCTGGTGGAGTTAGTGCCGAAAGAAAAATTGAATTACAAACTGGTCTTGAAATGGCAGCAATTGATGTTCAAATTTTAGCAGCAAGAGTATCAGGTAATAAAGAACTTGTTGCACAATTACAAGCAACCAGAGCAACATTAAAAGAACAAAATGAACAAGCACATATACAAGAAAAAATTAATCAAGAAATTGTAAATGGTGATAGAAGTTTGTCTAATAAAATACCAAAAGAACTTGAATTAAAAAAGGTATATTTAGAACAATTTGATTTACAAAAAGAAGCAGCAGCAGAAGTTACAAAAAATGCTGAAATTGAAAAGCAATTAAAAAAAGATAAAGCAATAATTACTGATAATTCGGGTGAATTATCACCAGCACAGAAGAAAGCAGCAATGGTTGATTTTGAAACAACAGCAAAAGCGTATGCAGAAAAAAGAGAAAATTTAATTAATAGGGAAATTGATAATGTTAAAAAATTGGGCACATTTACTGGTGATGAAATGGGTACAATAAACAGTATTAATAAGTTAGAAGAAGAAAGAGCAAATGCAGGTAAAGATTATTATGCTGAAGAAATACAACAAAACAGGTTATTATCAAGAGTAAAAAAAGATGCACTTGCAGAACAAATAGCAGCAGAAAAAGCATTTCATAAACTGAAATTAGATAATATGACCAGTGAAGCTGGTTTTAAACTTGGTGAAAAAGATGTTAATGTTGGTACTGCTAAGAATCCTTATGTTGAAGAAAGAGCAGGTTATGCAAATGTTCAACAATTATTAAAACCTGCTGCAAATGCTGTTGGTGGTGCTGCTACGGATGCAAATAAGATTAAAGATGCTGATAAAGCATTAAGAGGATACGGTGGTACATTAAAATCAACAATAGAATTAAATAATAAATATGCTACATCACAAGAAAGAATGACTGACGCAGCAAACAATTTTAAAAGTTCTATAAGTCAAGGTGGTGATAGTTTTAAAGAATATGGTAAAACTGTAGCAAATTCTATGAGACAAATAATTTCAGGATTATTAAGTGCAACAATTGCACAAGCAATAGAAAAATCAGTAGCATTCGCAAATAATCCTATAATTGGTGTGGCATTAGGTGGAGTTATGGCCGGATTAGCAGCAACTTTATTTAATTCATTAGTACCAAAATTTGAAGCAGGTGGTATATCAAGTGGTGGTCTTGCAATGGTAGGTGAAAGGGGTGCAGAACTTGTAAACTTACCAGCAGGTGCACAAGTATTTAATCATAATCAAACCAATAATATGTTGGGTGGTAATGGTGGTGGCACAGTATTAATAAAATTTGTAAATGGTTCATTAGAAGGTTATATGGACTACACACAAAAACAAAGAAATTCATTTAGATAATGGCATATAAAGTTAAATATATTACAAGTTACAAACGATTATCAAACAACACTACAACTATAACTATAAGTGAAAAAAATTATACTGGTAGTACAAGTACTTTGGTTGCTGATGTAAACCCACTTGAAATTGAAACAACAGGTGATATTGAAAATGTATATACACCAACACAAGGTAGTGGTGCAATTATTAATTTACTCGTTACACCATTAACATTAACTTCTTTATTTACTACTGATCAACAAAAATATATTGTAAAAATTTATAACGGTACAACAGGTGGCACACTACAGTGGCAGGGATTTGTTAACACTGGTATATATCAAGAAGATTATTCACTTGGTGGTAATCAGTTAACACCAGTTCAATTAACTTGTAATGATGGTATGTCATTGCTTGATGATCTAAGCTATAAAGTAAGTGAAACTGGTACAACATATCAGGGTTGTGTAACTATATCAGAAGTACTTAGAAACATATTTAGTAAGATTAATATAACATTTACTGGTATCAGAACATCTTCAGATTTACTTGTTACTGCTGGTGTGACTAATTTATTTACAGGACTGTTTGTTAATAACGAAAACTATCTTGATGAAAATGGTATTGCTATGAGTTGTAGAGAAGTTTTAAATACCATATTTCAACCACTTGGTTTAGTGGTGACATTAAGAGCAGATAAAATATTTATAATTGACCCTATCAATTTACACGACACTTCAAAAGGTAAAAGTTATAATGCTACTGGTGGTACTGAAACTACAACAAGTTTAGGTGGCTATTTAGACTTATCAAGTGGTTTAAAATACTTTGAAACAGGACAGCAATTTGATATTGTGCAACCATACAACCAGATTGAAATTAAATATGACCCTTATACTTGGACTGATGGCGGTTATGACTTTGGTGAAGAGGGTAATTACACTGGTGGTACATTTATGATTATGACAGGAGCATCCGCAGGATGGGTTGGTAATTACTGGTGGAATTCAGGTGTAACATTCAATAATGGTATGATCTTGGGTTATGGTGTAAAAGGTTATGGTATCAAAGAAACAAGTGTATTGAATGATGCAGCACCACAATACTATGTTCAAAGAAACTTAAGAGGTAATCAGGATGGTACATATACTTATACATTTCCATATTCTGGCATAAAGCAAGATGATAATATTATGTTAGAATTATCAATGGATGCTTTTATAAATACAAAGCACTATGTAAATATTGTCAATCCAACAGAATCAACAACACCAATACAATCACTTAAAATGGATAACATTGAAATTAAAGTTGGTAACAGGTGGTGGAACGGTAGCACTGGTAAATGGCAAGACAGTCAATATTATGGCAATAAAATTCTTGTAAGACAATTAGATGCTGAAATTGTTGCAGCTTACAGAGTTCACGGTACTTGGTTTAGAAAGCCAGTTTATTATGCAGCAGTTGACAAATCAGTTATTAATGATACTTGGACTACAGCCGTAATGTATATACCACTTTCTGAATTAGCAGCAAGCAATGTTGCTTTGTTAAGTGGTGACATTACAGTTAAAATTTATACTGGTGTTAATGCAACTGAAATTGCAACACCTTGGGCGGGTTCTGGTGACAACTGGTACAGAATTCAAAATATTATGATTAAAAACCTTAATATGGCAATTGTTAAACTTGATAAAACACCAATTGATAACAGTGGTGTCTTAACTATTTTAAATATTAACAATGCATTAACCAGAACAAAAACACCACTTAGCATTGAATTAAAAAATGGTTGTGGTCTTTGGGGTTCAAGTAAAGGTGCATTTAGCACGAATGAATTAACACCATTAGGTACAAACATTGTTGGTTTACAAAGGTCAGGTAATGCAACATATTATAATACAGCAAAACTGCTTGGACAAAATTTATTAAGTCAGTATAATACAAGCAGATATGTATTAAATGTAAATATCAATGCAAAAGATTATTTATTAAATCTTGATAAGTATTTAATTAAAGACACTACATATTTAGGTTCTAAGGCATTTTATATTGCCAATGGTGTTTATAATGATGCACAAGAAAGTTTTCAAGCACAAATGATAGAAATAACATCAACAAGAGATACAATAAGTTCAGCACCTTAATACAATAATATAATGATAAATTCAACAACATATAGTTTAATACCTGTAAGAAGGGACGGACAAATTAGTAGTATTACTATTGGCGGTGGTGGCGGTGGTGGTTCAGCAGTTGGTAGTACTTCAGTTGCTACTGGTGGTGGTGTTACATATACTGCAGGTTATGCTATTAACATCAGTGGTACAACAATTAGTGTCATTTGTGGTACTTTTCTACCCGTAAATAATCCCGTAGCAACTGGTACTTTAAAAGCACCGATTATCAGTGGTGGTACTTGTATCGTAACACCTATATTATTGGCAAATACTTGTGTTTGTTCACCATTTATTTGTGCAAGTAGTTGTTTAACAACACCATTTCTTGGAGTTGGCACAACAGCACCACAAAAAACATTACATTTATCACAGAATCAGTCAGGTGGTAATACTATTGCAGCATTTGAAGATACTAACACAACGAATGGAAACGGTCCGCTTGTTTCGTTTCGTGGTACAACTACAGGTACTGGTGGAGCAACTTTTCAAGAATTGGCTGGATTTCAAGCAACATTTGTTGATCATAATCACGCAACAAGAAAAGGAGATTTTAATGTATTTAGTATAGGTAGTGGTACTGAACACGACTTAACATTTGATAATGCAGGTAATACAAAAATGCCAGCATTTCAAACTGGTTATAATGGTAGAAATTGGCAAATATCAGAATCTGGTGATGCCGAGTTTCAGAACCTAAGAGTTCGTAACTCATTGACTGCTTATCAACTCGATATTAATAAAATTAATTCAATAAACGGTGGTTTAGTTATCTCTCAGGCAAATGGTACTGCTCTTTGTACTGGTGGTACAAAAATATATTTTGACGAAGATAATGGAAATAAGCAAATTCAGTTTCAAGTTGGTGATATAATTAAAGGTCAACAATGGACGGGTAGAGGTATAGGTTCATATATAGGTAGAGTATGTACCGTATGCCATTCTAATACTTTTGGTTGTGCATATATCGATACAGTATCTGCTTGTGTTCCTTATAGTCAAACAATGGAATTGGTTCAATATGGCAGTTGTTGTGATGTTGCAAGACAGAACTTAATTTATTTAACCGCAAGTGATTCTTGTAATCCGTATATGTCAGTGATAACTTGCAGTACAACGGGTATAAATGGTGTCGAAACTCTAAGATTAGGTAATCTTTGTGGTATAACAGATGCTTGTTTTGGTGGTGCATTAAGTGGATATGGTCTTTATGCTAATAATGTTTATTTAAAAGGACAAATACAAATAGCAGCAAGTAGTTCAGGTTATGCAAATATGACTGATAAACCTACCTGTTTAGCAAGTATTAATAGTACGGAAGCAAGTAAGTTAACAGGAATTGAAGCTGGTGCAACAGTTGGAGCAACATCAGCACAAGTTACTGCAATAGCATCAGCAGCTTGCACTGCTTGTTGGGGAAATATTGCAAGTATTCCATCACCATTAGCAACACCATCAGGTGCAGGTTTATTTTTAAATGCTACAGCAATGGGATATTATTGTGGTGGTGCTTGGCAGACTTGTATTGATTGTAGTGGTTGTGCAAAATTTACTAATGTTGTTGAATTTGGAACAGGAACAGCACCAATTAATTTAGGTAATGGTTACGGTGCTGTTGCTATAAAAGGTAATGAGATATGGGAAAATACTCAAAATGGAGTAGGTACGTTGATTATTTCTTACCGTGGTTTTCAAGGTGGTTTAACACAGCCAAGGATAACTGCAATTGGTGATGGACAAGGAAATAGTGTAGCATCGTTTGCAGCATCAGGAACAGAAATATTTGGTGGATTACGTATAGATGGTTCTACATTGGCAATTGGAACAATTACTTCTAATAGTACAATGACTGCAACAAACTTTATATTATCATCTGATGAAAGATTAAAACAATGTATACAACCAATTAATATAAAACCAATAAATGTTGATTATAAAGAATTTGAATTATGTAATGATGCTGGACAAAAAAGATATGGAATTATTGCACAAGAGATTGAAAAACAATATCCTGAATTAATACATAAAGGTGCTGATGGTATGCTTGGGGTTTCGTACAATGATTTGTTCGTGAGAGAAATAGCTTCATTAAAATGTGAAGTAAAAGAATTGAAATTACAATTAAATTATATGAGAAATTACAATTGTTAATGTTGAAAAAATAACTGGTATTACATTAAAACAGATGATAATTTTACAATAAAAAATGACAACAACAGGTATATATAAAATTCAATCACTCATACATCCAGACAGGTGTTATATTGGTAGTGCTGTTAATATTAAGCAAAGATGGAGAGGTCATCAGTTTTTATTAAAAAACAATAAACACGACAATCCAATAATTCAAAATCATTACAATAAATATGGTAAAGATGATTTACAATTTTCAATAATTGAATCATTTGAATTTATATCAAAAGAACATTTACTTCAAAGAGAACAACACTATTTGGACACAACAGAACATTACTTCAATATATTAAAAATTGCGGGTAGTATTTTGGGTTTTAAGCACTCTAAAGAAACTTGTGACAGAATGAGTATATTAAAAATGGGTAATAAAAATATGTTAGGTCATCACCATTCTGAAGAATCAAAACAAAAAATTAGTGAAAAAAAATTAGGTAAATGTTTTATGTCTGAAGAAGATAAAGTTAATATGAGTAAAAGAATTATAAATAATACTTATGCTGCTGGTGGTAAAGGTAAAATTGTATCTGAAAAAACAAAAGAATTATTAAGACAAAAAAATTTAGGAATGAATAATCCTCAGTTTGGTAAAAAACAATTAGAAAGTTCTAATCATTTAAGAAGTCAATCAATTATTTATTATCTTCTTGAAAAAGAATTAACTAACTATATTAATACATATCAATAATTATGGCAACATCTGTACCAAACAATACTGTTTTTTCTTTACAAGATGTAAAAAATGTAATCAATGTTGCTTCATTGGCTGATATGTTTACATATTCTGTTGATGCATACTTTGACCCTGCTTATAAAGGCAGTAAGAATAATTTACTCAATTTTAGAAATTACACTGAACCTTATATAAGTTGTAATCCAACAAGTGTTGTATTTCATTATAATGGAATTGTTTATAATGGTAGTAATATTACTACAGTTTCTTATGCAAAAGGAACTATAAGTTCAGTTACTTGGGCAACAGGAACACATTTTAGTTATACTAATGTTGGTGATGTTTTTACAATAACTTGTAATGGAACTAATACTTCTGGTACTATCTGGACAGATACTCTGACATTTCATCTGAGTGTTGGTGGTTTAACTGCAACGTTTACTGTAACACAGTTCTTTTCTCCGAATTAAAAATAAAAAATAACGTATTTATAATAAAAACAAGATGGATACAAATATAGTAGCAGTAAAAAACAATCCGAAAGTAATAGTAGTTACTTTACCTGCAAGTTTAAGTGCAACTACTTTATGTACTTTAACTGTAAGTTTAAAAGAGTTTGAAAGTTCAGTATTATTTACTATCACAGGTACTTCAACTGGTAGTTCAAGAATATTTCATATAAGTTCAGCACAAAATAATATTGATGAAAGAGTATATTTTTATTTAGTTAATGCAACATCAGCAGGTGTTATTTATGCTGTTGATAATGGTGGCTATTCAATTGAAAATATGACAGATTATGCTTCAACAGTAGTTAGTACTCAGACAATTGTAACTTATAATAAAAATGAAATAAATACCTATACTGGACAAACAGCAATATTAATAGCAACAAAATTAAATACAACAACCTTTGCAAGTTATACAGGTACAACATTAAGTTTAATTGGCACAAAATTAAATACAACAACCTTTGCAAGTTATACAGGTACAACATTAAGTTTAATTGGCACAAAATTAAATACAAGTGTATATAATACATTTATTAATACTACAGCACCTGCAACTTATTTAGGCATTTCAGCAACTGCTTTATGTGCAACCTGTTCAGTTGGTTCAAAGAGTCTTTGTGGTTGTGTACCTGCTTCATTCTTACTTAGTGGTGGAACAGCAGTAAATTCATTGAAATTAGGTGGTCAGTTACCTGCTTATTATCTTAATACTGGTAGTATTATTGGTATTGGTTGGTCAAATTTAACTAATGGTTCAACAGTTGCTGGTTGTGGTACTGTTGCAAGTGGTGGAACAATATGTCAAAATACTTTTTATGGTGTTTGTGCTGGTGCAAAAATAGGAGGTGGTGTTGATAATGTTGGAGTTGGTTATGAGGCACTTTATTGTAATATTAGTGGTTCTTATAATGTTGCAATAGGTAATTCTGCACTTTTTTACAACTTAAGTGGTAATGGTAATATTGCAAATGGTATTAATGCACTTTTTTATAATTCAAGTGGTAGTTATAATATCGCAAA